TGTTTATCCTACTATTACTTCTGGTAAAAGCACGAAAGTAATTATGGTTTCGACGCCTCACGGCATGAACCATTTTTACAGAATGTGGCATGATGCTGAGAGGGGTCAAAACGAATATGTTCCAACTTCAGTTCACTGGTCTGAAGTTCCTGGACGCGATGATAAATGGCGAGAACAAACAATCGCAAACACCAGTGAACAACAATTCAAGGTTGAGTTTGAATGTGAATTCTTAGGATCAGTTGATACACTGATCAATCCATCCAAACTTAGGGCCATGGTTTATGACAAACCAATCCAGTCAGGGAACGGATTAGATGTCTACGAAAAACCAAAAGATAACCATGACTACGTTTGTACTGTTGACGTGGCTAGAGGTGGTGGACAGGATTACTCGGCTTTTGTGGTTGTTGACATTACTGAGTATCCCCACAAAGTAGTTGCAAAATACAGAAACAATGAAATCAAACCTATGTTATTCCCTTCGATCATTTTTGATACGATCAAGGGATATAATAACGCATGGGTATTATGTGAGGTAAATGATATTGGAGATCAAATTGCATCGATTTTAAATTATGATCTCGAATATCCAAATCTTCTCCAGTGTTCTATGAGAGGTAGAGCTGGGCAGATTGTTGGACAAGGTTTTTCTGGAAAGAAAACTCAACTTGGATTGAAGATGTCTAAGGCGGTGAAAGCTGTTGGTTGTTCCAACCTAAAGACACTGATTGAGGCTGATAAAATTTTATTCAAAGATTATGATATCTTGTCAGAATTGACAACCTTTATCCATAAGAGAAATTCATTTGAGGCTGAAGATGGATGTAATGATGACCTTGCAATGTGTTTGGTTATTTACGCCTGGTTGGTTGCACAGGACTATTTTAAAGAACTGACTGATCAGGACGTTCGTAAGAGATTGTATGAAGATCAGAGAGATCAGATCGAACAGGACATGGCTCCATTTGGTTTTATTAGTGATGGTTTAGAGGATGATCTGATTCAAGATGGTGATGGAACTCTGTGGAAGAAAGCCGATATGACCGATCTCAATTCAACATATGGTGACATGAGTTATATGTGGGAGTATTATTGATGAATATTGAAAATGAGTTTGACCTAGAACACCTCCTATTCGTAGAGAGAACTTGTAGGATGTGTGGAGAGAGAAAAAATTTACTTGATGATTTTTATTTGACTAGAAAAGATAGAGGTTCATATCCTTCTGCATATGCGTATGAATGTAAGGAATGTACGAAAAAACGAGTTTCTGATGTAAGAAAAAAGGTCGTCAATAAAATGACCACCAATATTTTTGGTAGATGGGAATATCCCGATTGGTAGTGTTCACGTCCTATTTCCCCATCTGAAAAGATCGCTATCAATAAATAAATTTAGAAATAAACTGAAACTTCTAGAGGAAATCAGATGGCTGGTTTAGGCTTAGTATCTCCTGGGATTAAAGTAAGGGAAGTTGATCTTACCCGTGGTGGAATTACTGGCGTAAGTGACCAGACTGGCGCCATCGCGGGTCCTTTCACACAAGGTCCAGTCAATGACCCAGTTCTTATTGAAAATGAAAAAGACCTGGTAGACACCTTTGGTGAACCACAAGAGACGAGTAGCCAGTATGAATACTGGATGTCTGCTTCCTCTTACCTTTCATACGGTGGTGTTCTTAGAGTTGTAAGAACAGACGGTTCAAACTTGGTAAACGCTAACTCAGCGGTTGCTAGTGGAGCAGGATCTTCCGTTACAGATCTCAAGATTAAAAATACAGAAGACTATTATAACTCATACGCATCAGCAACTACATGGTATTGGGCTGCGAAAAACCCTGGTACTTGGGCTAACGATCTGAAAGTTTGTGTTGTTGACGCTAGAGCTGACCAAGTTCTGACAGGTATCACAACTTCTGGTATCGTAGTTGGTGCTGCGGTAACTCAAGCATTTGGTGGTGTTCAGATTGGTGGTATCGGTACTTCACTGACTCTGAATGGTCACTTAAAAGGTATCGTCACTGGTATTGGTTCTTCTGCAATCGATGTTAAGGTTGTAAGTCAAGTATCTACGGCTGGTTCTGTTACTAATGCAGATTACACCAAAGGTGGTGCTTTTGAATTCAAGACAACAAGAGTTCTGAATATCGTTGGTGCAACTGGTGCTGCAACAACTGCACTTACTGTCACCAGAGACGTTGGTGGAACTAACGCTGGTACAGTTGCTGTCGCAGCTACTGTTTTCCTTTACAACACTAGCACTTCAACAGGTATTCTGATTGATAACGCTGGTGGTCAACCACTCTCTGCTGGTGCAACGGGTGTAAATCTCTCTGACGTTACTGGCATTTCAACAATCGGTGAAGGAACAAGTAACATCCTTCTGATTGATGGAGAACTGATTGGTGTTGGTGAAACCATCGTTAGTGGAACCAAGTTCGTTGGATTCTCCACTAGAGGTATTGATGGCACTACCGCTGCTTCACACAATGACGGTACTGCAATCAACATTCTTTCGAATGCTGGTGCAGCTACTACGGTAAGAGTTGCTCAGAGCAGCAGCAGTGATACTAATCTTGAAATTAACGCATTGGGTGCAATTGACGTTAACGATTACATCAGAATCTTCGCAGATTCGTCTAGTAATCAGGAAGTTCTGAAAGTCACTGGTATTACTACAAACTCTGCACTTACACCAACTTCAACCTCTGACTGGTACGAGGGTCAAACTCTTGGTTTGGATAACTCGACCGTTTACTGGAAGAACATCGCTGGTAAACCACAAACTTCAACCTGGGCTTCAACCAGAAATTCAAGATTTGATGAAATTCACGTTGTAGTCGTTGATGACAGCGGCAAACAAAGTGGCAACTCTGGTCAAATTCTTGAGAAGTGGGTAGGACTGTCCAAGGCTAAGGACGCTGAACTATTCAACTCACCAGTATACTATAAGGATTATATTGCAGATAACTCTGAGTATCTGTTTGCTGGTTATGCACCATTAGCAACACCAACAGGATTCTCCACTGGAGACACTGCCTTCACTGCTTCTTCTTCTGCATGGGGACAGGATGCACAAGGTATCGTCTTTGCTGGTATTGGTAGATCGGTTTACTCCCTGCAAGGTGGTAAGGATTACGGCGGTTCTTACGCTTCTCCAACCTACACCGCAACTCTGGGTGACCTGATGACAGGTTATGATCAGTTTGCGAATGTCAGAGAGTATCCAATCAACTATCTGATCATGGGTCCTGGTCTCGCTTCTAGAGATGAGACAGTTGGTAAGGCCAATAAACTGATCTCTATCGCAGATGCTAGAAAGGATTGTGTTGCAGTAATTTCCCCAAGAAGAGCTGACGTTCTTTCTGGTGATGTTGCACTTACAAACAGCGATACTCAAACCGATAACATTATCGCCACTGCGGATCAAGTAAGTTCTTCTTCCTACGCAGTTCTTGATTCTGGTTATAAGTACACCTTTGATCGTTTCAACAACAAGTTCCGTTACATCCCATGTAATGCTGACGTTGCTGGAATGATGGCTAGAACTTCACAGAATTCATATCCTTGGTTCTCGCCTGCTGGAACAACCCGTGGTGTTGTTAATAATGCAGTTAAACTTGCATACAACCCATCACAGGCTCAAAGAGATCTTCTCTACTCCAAGAGAATCAACCCTGTTATTGCCTCACCTGGTCAGGGTATCATCCTGTTCGGTGATAAGACTGCACTGTCCTACACTTCTGCTTTTGACAGAATCAACGTCCGTCGTCTGTTCCTCACAATTGAGACTGCAATCGAAAGAGCTGCACGCGCTCAACTGTTTGAGTTCAACGACGCAATCACCAGAGCAAACTTCGTCAACATCGTTGAGCCTTATCTCCGCGATGTTCAAGCGAAGAGAGGTATCACAGACTTCCTGGTTGTCTGTGATGAGAGCAACAACACTGCTGATGTGATCGACGCGAATGAATTCCGTGCCGATATCTTCGTGAAACCCGCACGCTCTATCAACTTCATCGGTCTGACATTCGTTGCTACCCGCACTGGAGTCAGTTTCGAAGAAGTAATCGGCACCGTCTGATTCATTAAATAGTACAGCATCATCAACCGTTTAACAGGAGTAAGTAAAAATGCCTCAGCAAATCCCCAATACAGGGGCTAACGCGAGAACCCTGGACACTTTCAAGAGTAAGCTTCTTGGTGGTGGCGTTCGTCCTAATTTCTTTGAGGTCGAACTCAAGTTTCCTAACCTGGGAATCGATGACAACGATGTGAGTGACAGAACTCGCTTCCTGGTAAAGGGAGCGAATCTGCCCGCTTCTATTGTTGCCCCAATCTCAGTTCCTTTCAGAGGAAGAGAACTGAAAATCGCTGGTGAGAGAACCTTTGACAGTTGGACAATCACCGTCATCAACGACAGCAACTTTGTTCTCAGAGATGCTTTTGAAAAATGGATGAACGTTATCAATAAGGTTTCTGATAACGCTGGTGAAGTTGATCCAACTATCTATCAACAGGAAGCCTACGTTCATCAATTGGGTAGAGCTCCTATCACCAATCCTTCTGGTGTTCCTGCAACTTCAGGAAATACGGTTCCCATTTTGAGATCTTATCATTTCCACGGTGTATTCCCAACTAACGTTTCAAGTATTGAACTTTCCTACGATAGCAACAATGTTATCGAAGAGTTCTCTGTTGAATTCCAAGTTCAGTGGTGGGAAGCTCTGAATGAAAATGGCCAGGTTACCGTTGGTTGATAAATAGACCATAAGATAACACTGACAAAATGGCTAAATTATTCGGTTTCTCCATAGAGGGGGCTGACGGAGATAATCTGCCAAAGTCTGCGGTTTCTCCTGTTCCGCAGAACGAGGCAGATAAGTCTGACTACTATGTTAGTAGTGGCTTCTATGGACAATACGTTGATATTGAAGGTGTCTACAGAAACGAGTACGATCTCGTTAAAAGATACAGAGAAATGTCTCTGCATCCTGAGTGCGACGAAGCGATTGAAGATATCGTAAATGAGGCAATTGTTTCCGATCTCAGCGACAGCCCAGTTGAGATCGACCTCCAAAACTTAAACGTCGGGGATAATATCAAAAAGATTATCCGCGACGAATTTAAGTATATTAAGGATCTCCTGGACTTTGACTC